TCCGTTTGACCGTTTAACATTAGCTTATTTAGACGCGTTATTGCAATCACTTTTGAAAAAAACAGGCATAAAATAACGAACTGCTTTTCCTTCCTTTTTTTCAAAGATTTTTTCTTGCGCCTGCAATTTAGTCAACATCTCTAATTTTTGCACCGCGTCCATGTTTCTAAATGCTCTAAGTTTTTGGCCGATGTCACGACTTGACGCGCCTTTTTTGCCAAAGTCATAAACAACATTTAGAACATCTTCCTCAATCCCTATTTCCTCATCTAGTCCGTTAATCTCTAATCGTGAGAGTAACTTCTCTAAATGAAACACAATCCAATTGCTACACCATTGCACAATGGACTCGTTGATAGTTGGATTGTTTGGTTTATTAAACGCACCCAAAGCCACGCATAGACGCTTAAAGCTACCACACCACCCTAAAGCAATACCTAACAAGTCTTTGCGCTCATCGCTGCTACACGTTGCCTTAATTCGTGTTAATGAGTGGGTGAATAATTGCGCGGTATTATCACAATCAAAGACGGCGATTTTTTGGGTCGGGTTCATTGATGCAATATCAATAAAATCGCTGCCTGTGTTTTTAATTGCAGCAACAACGACTTTAACATTTGTCGGGAATGGTGCATCAAAATCACGTTCACACGTTACGCTGTCGCCACCGTCTGCAATCATTAAACGCTGTAGACTGCCGATGCTGTATTGGTCACGTTGCGCTACAAAATCAATGTGCTTGTAACTCATTAAACTAAGCATAGTTAATGATGGTCGGTAGATATTGTACTCCGAGATATGCTTATCGCCCTCACCGTCCTTCTTGCCAAAACTCGCGCCTACGCTGTCTTTATCTAAATAAAGTGTGTTATTTAAGTACACTTCATTGATAGCACTTAACGCCCCTTGGATTGCGCCTGATTGTTGTTTTTTGCCGAAGTTAATCATAGTTGCATAATCATCTGTCGCCCAAAACATACGCGGCATCATAAGCAGTTGTTTGTGCAAACAGGTCGAACCGCTAATTTTAGTCCCACGGATAATCTGTCTATCACCACACGCATCTATTGCACTGTTTAAAATACCTTTGAGCGGCTGTATTTGCCCTGCCGAGTCTGCTGCAATGGCAAGAAACGCGCTAGAGCTTGTACCGTCTTTTAAACGCACACAACGGCTTGCCATAGCACACGCAAAGGCTAGTGTAGCTTGCACAATTGAATACTTCGGTGCTGTACCTATTTGCCCTTTAATCCATACCGCCACCTCGTTTAAACAATCAACGGGTAGGCTACAATCAATCTTTACAGTGTCAACTTGTACTGGCTTTAACTCGACAACATTGGCACTTAAAAACGAATCACCGATTGCTTTGCCTTGCTCTAGTAATGTTTCGTCTTCGGGTGGTTTTTTGTAGTCCATATCCAACAACAAGGCAGCCTCTTTAACTGCGTTTTTTAAGTCGTTATTGTGTTGATAATACAAATACACACCAAAGGCTGTATGTGCGTAACCATCGCCTAATGGGTCGCTTGCGTGGTGAATATAAACCTTGTCCGCACCTTCGCCTGTCAACAAAATACAGCCTGCTAACTTTGACTTAGAATGTGGACTCAATAACCGAGTTTTTGTGATGCGCTTATAGCCATAATTGCCCAAAATGCTTGCTAGTGGCATTCTTTTATTAAACGTACCGATTACATCATTATCACTACTAAACACGCGTACAGGAGCTGCTTGCGCCTTGTAGTCTTCTTTTTCAATATGCCACGGACACGCGCTTTTTAATACATCTTTGGCAATATCCCACTGAGTCCAAATGTTCAATAATTCAGGTGGTAATGTTGGCAGGTTTGACCAGTCGCCCACCCACACATAAGACTGATTAGTATCTGGGTGAATAGACGGCGGTAAAACATCTTGAGTAAAACCACCGCGCAACTCAAACACCACGTCCGACTCTTTTGGATTATCTTCTTTAGTCCAATTAAGGGCATGGCGTTTTAACTCTACGCCCATAGGTGCTTTAAACAACATTTTAGAGCGATTCTCACGCCCTGATTCAATACGCACACCATCGCGCATTAAATCAGCTAAGTTTAAACCCACTGCCTCAAGTGCTATTTGTGAGTGTTCGATGTTGTCAATGTCTAGCGTACAAGTACCACTCAAGCCATGAATCAAACCAATGCCGTTATGGTCAAACAAGTTTAAATCAGTAACAGGGTTCTGCTCCCATTTATCCTGAAACGGTTTTTTTCCACGCACCGCGCACAACTTAAAACCATGCGCGACATATTCTTGAGCCGCCTGCTTATTGTTTTGCATTTTCTAATTGTCCTTCTAAATAGTCGGAGAGTTTTTTGATGGTGTCATAGTCGGCCTTCTCCACTTTCATCAAACGATAAATTGTATTGGAATGGATACCGACACGTTCAGCAACAACATTTAGTTGTCGGTCTGTTAGTAGATTTTTAATCTCTGGTAACGATAACATTTATTTACGCCTTTTTTGGTTGTCAGTGTTGACACAATAACAAATTATAATTAACATGGCAACCACTGAGACGTTAGAAACCAACGAAACAGTGAATCTTAAACCAACGAAACAGTGAGTATATTATGAGTAATTTATCGGCCTACAACTTCAACGCTGAAGAAGTAGAACCATCAAGTAGCTTTGACCCAATCCCAGCAGGTTGGTATCAAGCCATTATTAGCAATAGTGAGATGAAACCAACCCGCGATGGCTATGGTGAGTATTTGTCTTTAACACTTCAAATCATTGAAGGTCAATACGAAAACCGTTTAGTGTTTGCCCGTCTTAATTTAAAAAACGCCAATGAAAAAGCTGTTGATATTGCGCGTAAAGACTTGGCTGCCATTTGCCGCGCCGTTGGTGTTATGTCACCGCGTAGCAGCGAGGAGTTACACGATAAGCCTTTAATGATTAAAGTAAAAGTTCGCCCTGCCAGTGGTGAGTACGAAGCATCAAACGATATTGGTGGTTATAAAGCGGTTGAAGGTGCGAATTTAACACCTGCACCAAAACCACAAACACCGCCACCATCCGCAACTCCTACCAAAAAACCCTGGCAAAAATAACAACAACTAGCCGTCCTTGTGGCGGCTTTTTTACTTTATGGAGTACGAGATTATGTCATTTTTAAGCAATATCACGCGCAACAAAGCAAAAACAGAGCGTGTGATTGTGTACGGTGAATCGGGACTAGGCAAAACAACATTTGCCACGTCTGCCCCGTCACCTATTGTTATTCAAACCGAGGACGGCTTAGGCGAGATTGACGTGCCATGTTTCCCCCTTGCTGAATCATATCTTGACGTGATGAAAGCGTTAGATAGCTTGGTTAATGAAGACCACGAATTTAAAACGGTAGTAATTGATAGCTTAGACTGGCTAGAGTCGCTTATCTGGAAGCAAGTTTGTACTGATAACAAAGTGCCAACGATTGAAAAAATAGGCTACGGACGCGGCTACAATGAAGCGTTGGTTTTTTGGTCTTATTTTTTTGATGAATTAAACAAATGCCGTGATAAAGGAATGATTGTCATTATGACCGCCCATTCACAAGTAAACAAAGTAGAAGACCCTGAACATCTAACCTTTGACCAGCACGACTTAAAACTACACAAAAAGGCCGCCGCTTTGTGTCGTGAGTTTGCAGACGTTATTGGTTATGCAAGCCTTAAAAAGATTATCAAAATCACCGAAGGTAAGGGATTTAATGAAGACCGCAACCGCGCTATCAGCACAGGCGAAAGAATTTTAAACCTAAGTGCCAATCCTGCTTATGTTGCAAAGAACCGTTACGATATGCCTGCAACAATGCCGCTTCTTTGGTCAGAGTTTGCAAAGCACTTGCCGAGCCAAAAATAAACACCCCTAAAGTGCGGTCATTGTGTACCGCACAACCGAGAAACCGACATGATTACATTGAGAGACTATCAACAGGACGCGGTAGAAAGTGCCTATGCGTACTGGCAGAACGGTACAAGCTGCATCATTGAAGCCCCATGCGGAGCAGGTAAAAGCCTTATTATTGGCAAAATATGCCACGATTCAATAACGCATGATGTGCGTGTTTTAGTCGTAACACACCGTAAAAAACTTTTAGAACAAAACGAGGCGGAGCTTAAAAACTTGCTCCCGTCTGCTAATACAGGTTTTTATAGCGCAGGATTAAACCAAAAAACGCAAGACGCTCAGATTATCTTTGCAGGCATTCAAAGCATAGCCAACGCAATAATCCAACACTACGAAATACTTATTATTGACGAGTGCCATCTTGTTGCGCCAAATGAAGCAGGGCAGTATCACCAACTCATTAGCAACCTAAAAGAAGTCAATCCTGAGTTAAAGATTTTAGGATTGACCGCCACCCCGTACCGCTTAGATAGTGGCTATTTAACCCAATGGGATAACCCTATTTTTGAGCGTGTCGTTTATAAGATTGATGTTAAATTGCTTATCAAGCGCGGCTATTTATGCCCTGTCGTGTCAAACGGTGGAGGTGTTAAAGTTGATGTAAGCA